TCAATCCATGGTGGAATTATTATTTCAAAAACTTTATATTTTTTAGAATATTTTTTACATATCATTTCTAAATATGATAAAAAACAATATCTTGAATGAACCCCCCATTCTGGCGATGGTTGAATATAAACGAGTGCGTATGGATTTTTGATAAGTCTTTGTTTTTTAAATTTAAAATTATAATCAAAAAATAATCCTAAATTATTATTACCTATACCTATAGGTAAATCATAGGGTTCATTATCAATATCATTATATTCACTCATTACATATGTATTCCAATTATTTGCGTATGGTATTAATTTCTTAAAATTATTTAAATCAAAACTACGATTAATGATAGGTATAATGAGTAATATATCAAATTTCATATTATAATCTAATCTTAAATCAGAGAATTTTTTACATTCACCTTCTTTGCTTTTATGTTTTAATTCAATAATTTGATGTTTTGATCCTATATTTCTATATTTTTGTTTTGATGTTGAACATATTTTTGTATTTAATGTTGGATACCATTTTTTTAAATAATCACATACTTTAATACATTTTATTACATCACCATATCCACCACAAGGTATATTTATCAATCCTATTTTAATTTTATCATAATGTATTTTCTTTATTTTTTCATTTAAAAAAAGATTTAATCGTAAATCATAAAGGTTATCAAAACTATTTGTTTCTAATATTTTATTAATTAATTCTTCCATAATAATATATAATATATAATAAATGATATATGGTGGAAAATTATTAGCAACGGGGTCAAAAAGTTGTGTGATTCATCCCAATATTAGATGTAATAACAATAAATATAAAAAAAGAAATAAAAAAACTATTTCTAAAATTGTTTTTGGGGACACTTCCAAAGAATATAGTGTTAGAGAAAAAGATATTAATGATAAAATTAGAAGAATACCTAATTACAAAAAATGGGCTTTGATTTATGATGAATTATGTAAACCACCTTCTCTTGATGAAAGTATTAAAATTGATAAAGGTGTTGAAAATTGCTTAAAAGAAGAGACATATGAATTACATTCTGGAATAGATAAAAAAAAAGAAGAACTTTTTGATAAAAATAGTATTATGTTAATTGGTGATTATGGTGGAATAACTATAGGAGATTATTTTACAAAAGAATTTGATAATGTTGATAATTTAAAAACCCTCGAAGAAAAATTTCTTAAATTAGTCCAAAAAATGGAATATTTATTTGAAGGTCTTTATGAATTAAATAAATATGGTATATCACATTTAGATATAAAACAAAATAATATCGTAATTCAAAATGGTATTTTTAAATTTATTGATTTTGGATTATCAAATGAATTCAAAAATACAGAACATTTTTTAAAAAGAAGTCAAAACGAATTTAAAACACAAAGAGTTTATGTTTGGTATCCTATTGAATATATTTTCTTTAGTGCCGATAAAAAACAATTAGAATATGAAAAAGAAAAAATTAAAGTTTCTGGTATTAATGAATTTAGAAATCATATGACTATGTATGATGATATAAATATTTTTTTTGGAAGAAATACAACGAATGACATTATGTCTATTATTGATGGATACGCAAAATTAGATAAAAAAAAATTTTTAAATGATGAATATAAAGAATTAATTAAAGGTGTTGATACATACAGTTTTGGTATGCTTATACCATTTTTATTCTATAATCAAGGTTTAATAGATTATGTAGAAAATAGTAAAATTATAACAGATTTCTTTTATCTTTTTAGAGATATGTGCGAACCTTATTATAAAAATAGAATATCTTTATCAGATGCCTATAAAAGATTTAAATTATTATTATATAAATATTCTAAAAAAAAGAAAAGAACTAGAAAAAAGAAAAAAAAGAAATCTAAAAAGAAGTAATAATATTATTTAAGTTACAAAATAAGTCCCCCCAACTAATAATAATACCCCTAATATTTTTTTCTTATTAATTTCGGTTTTATAAAACACTAATGCTAATATTAGTAAAAATAATGTATTAAGATTTATCACCGATTTAGCATATCCGGGATTATCACAATATTTTAATGAATTAAATATACATGGCTCAACTATTAAATAAACTATTAATAATCTAATTAATATTACAATAAATTCTTTTACATTAGGTTTTTGTATTTTTGTAATATCTTTTTTAGTAACAACAATATATATAATTGTTCCTATAAAGATTATGAAATTTGCCAAAATAATGTAATCTTTATAATTATATTTATTTATAATATCTTTTGATATAAAATCTCTAACAGCTATAAATATAGCTGCTAAAACAGCATAAGGTATCCATTTCTCCATTATAATTTATAAAATATTTAAATATTATGTAAAAATTGTTAATTCAAAATCAGTAATTTGTGGATTAAATTGGCAGATACACTTTTGTAAATCATTAATATCCTGAAAAAATATATCTTTTATATTTAATTCTTCAATTAATTGATCTTTCTTTTTACCATTACATAATAATTCTTCTTTTGTTGGAATATCAATTCCATAAACATTTTCATTTACAATCTCAGGACAAGCTGATACTACATAAATATCTTTTGCTTTATATTTTTTTAATAAATTTATGATATGTTTTATTGTATTTCCTCTTACAATAGAATCATCAACAATTATAATATTTTTATCTTCTATATATTCTTTAACAATATTTAGTTTTCTTTTGATATTTGATTTTCTTTTTTCTTGTGTATTCATTATAAATGTTCTATTTACATAACGATTTTTTGTTATTGCTTCTCTATATCTAATATTTAATATATCAGAAATTGCTAATGCTACAGGCTTACTTGTATCTGGTACAGGTATAACATAATCTACATCTTTTATTTGTGCTTTAATTCTATCTGCTATCATTTCTCCCATTTTGTATCTAGACTTATAAACATTTACTCCATAAAGATAAGATTCTTCTCTTGCTAAATATACCCATTCAAAAATACAAGGTTTTATATGATAATTTGTTCCTAATGAAATTTTATGATAATCATCATTAAAAATATGAAGTTCATTATTATAAATATCATTTACTATTTCATAATCAATACTTGTAATTGAAACAGATTCAGATGATATTACATAATTATTATCTTTTTTACCTAATATCAATGGTCTTATACTAAATTGATCTTTAAAAGTTATTAATCCATAACCTTCAATCAAACAAATACAATTAAAAGAACCTTCTAAAATAGTATATAAGATTAATATAATTTCTTTTATGATTTTTTCTGTTAATATTTCATGTTTATTTAAATGATAAGATAATAAATATAAAAGAATTATACTATCTGATGTTATTTCTTCATCTAATTCAATATTATGCGTATCTAAATATTTTTTAAGCATATCTGTTTTCCATATTTGTCCATTATGAACAATTGATATATTGTGATATTCTCCATTTAGTTCTAATGGTTGAACTTCATTTATAGTATTTAAACCTTTTGTAGGATATCTTACATGACCAATACCTACATTTGTGATTATATTTTTATTTGTTGAATAATTTGATAATAATCCTTTTTCTTTGATATATTCAATTTTACTATCATTCATATATGAAAATCCAAAAGCATCTTGTCCTCTATGTTGAAGATGATATAAACTTTCATATAAATTATTTATTATATTTTTTTTATCCAACGATATTAAACCAGTAATACCACACATCAGATATATACGATAGATATTTTTATTTTAAGTATGTTTAAAAATGAATATTTTAATCCTTCTTATTTTATGAAGTTAAACAATATAGATTTTGATAAATTATCTGATGCTGAACTTAAAGGATTATGTTTAAAATATAAATTACTTGATCCTCAGAAAATTCACCTGTATCAAAGAAAACAATTACTTCAGGTTATTAAAAGATGGTTAGAAACAAAACTTAAAAATTATGGTCAAAGGAGAAATTCTATTAATGGTAATCTTCAGAAAAATGCTTTAAATTATAATAAAAATACTGGTCCTCCAAAACCCGAATATGATAATAGACAAAGAAGATTATCTCAGCCAATTACTACAAATGAAATTAAAAATGCGAATACCGTCCATGCTCAAAATCAAATAAGAAATAATGCTCAACAAGTTAATCAACAAAATATTCTTAATAAAAAATATGATATACTTGGTTTGTATCCGGCACAAAACCGAGTTGTAGCGATAGGTGATTTACATGGTGATTTAATAGCTACTCTTAAAGTATTAAAATTAGCAGAAGTTATACCGCAAAATTCACGTATGGATAATATTGATGGAATACATTGGTGTGGTGGTAGTTCATGGGTAATTCAGATGGGTGATCAAATTGATAGATGTCGTGCTGATTGGGGCGATAATAATTGTATTAAAAATTTTGATGATGTTTTTGAAGATGAAGGTAATAATCAGGCTATTTTTAATTTATTTTTACGTTTAGATGATGAAGCTAAGAAATATGGTGGTAGAGTTTTAGGATTATTAGGTAATCATGAACTTATGAATATTGATAAAGATTTTAGATATGTTTCAGCAAAAGAATTTTTAGAATTTGTCCCCCCTAATCAAAGAACTAGTAAATATACAAAAGATGGTTATCCTTTAGGTTATTGGCATAGAACAAAAGCATTTGAACGAGGTGGTAATATAGCAAAAATTTATTCAATTAAAAAGAAAAGTGTAATTACAATAGGATCATATGTTTTTGTACATGGTGGTATGAGTATTGATTTAGCTAAAAAATATACAATAGCAGAATTAAATCAAATTGTTTCAAAATGGTTATTGAAACAAGAAACTGAAGCAGAAGGTAAAGTTTTTGATGAAATATTTAGAGACGATGATGATATGAGTCCTTTTTGGTGTAGGGTATTTTCAGAAGAAGAAGGTGAAGATGAAAATACAGAAGAAAATTTTAATCGATTAATAAGTAATGTTAATCAGAAAAATAAATTATTACAACCCATAAAAGGTATGGTAGTCGCACATACGCCACAATTTATGGATAATAAATATTTAAATGGAATTTATAATAAAAGATTATGGAGAATTGATGTAGGAATGAGTAGAGCATTTGGAAAACAAGATGAATG